GAAGAAGCAGAAAAAGCACAAGCAAAAGCAAAGTCTGGTGCAAGAACACCATCTAAACCTTCTACGTCAAGACCAAGTATGCCTAGTCGCAGAACATACAGATAACCTTTCATAAAGTAACTTAAATTACAGAAGTCGTATATTTATCAATATATACGACTTTTTGTATTTATAACCTACACTTAAAAACAATATGGAAAAGAAACAATTATCAGAAGAGCAACAATTAAATGAATTTGTTGGAAAAATTGCGGCCGCAATGTTTACTAAAAAAGCAGACAAAATTGTAAAAGCAACAAAAAACAATCCAAAAATTTATAATGCCTTATCACAATATAAAAAAGACCTTGAAGATTTTCGTGCGAGAATGAAAAAATTAGGAGTAAGCAGTTCAGAAGATTTAATAGCTGCGGTTAACAAGGACCCGAATGTTCCAAACATAGAAGATCCAAGAGATAGACGAAAAAGAATAAGACGTGAACTTGGTCTTGACTAACTAAAGTAATCAAATTGTGGCAGATTTAGATGACATCAAGGATGATTTAAAGGATGTAGTAGATATATCCAAAATGATTTCTGGTGTCATGGCAGGTGACGTAGAAACTTCCTTGGGTGGAGTTGATGACAAAGTAAAAGAAATTCAAGGTGCGATATCCGATGCATACGAAACAGGTCAAACGTTTACTATTGAAAATACTACATTTGATACAATGCAAAGAATGCTTGGTAATTCACAAACAATACTTGCAAATACAATTCCACTAGCAACTCAATTTACAGAACAATTGATGGGTGCATCGGATACGGCAGAAATGCTTACAAGTATTCAGGATGCAGGAACTCAGTTTCAACAACAAAAAGTTGATTTACAAAATGAATTAACTACAAATACAGGACTTACGGCAAATAAAGTTGATGAAATACAAGCAAAACTTGCTCAATTTAGTGAAGTTGAAAAATTCCTTCAATCTTTAGAATCATCGGTGTCTGCAACAAGTAATTTAGATGATGCTATAAATGTTGCGTATGGTTCTATGGAAACTTTTATAGATACTCAAACTACATCACTCGAAAAAGTAAATGCGTTACAGGATGAATTAAGACGCATAGAATCAGCTGTAACTGATATAAGTTCAAAAACAATTTCATTTAATCCGGTGGTGGATACAAGTGCATTGACAAATGCTTCGGAAAAAATAAAAGAAATTGAGAGCAATGTAGCAGGTGGTAACATTATGGCAAACATGGAAATAACAGGTGATAATGAAATAGAAAAATTAAAAGGGGATTTGGCAGCCGCACAAAACGGAGCAACAGCACTATCAGACGCCGCAAAAGATTTTCGTAAAAGTTTAATAGGAGTATCAACAGAAAGTGAAGCACTTGCTAAAATTGAAGATGCTAGAAAAATTGCAAACCAAACAATAAGTGAAATTACCTCAGCTATGCCATCACAACAAGCCGCAGTAGATTCCGCAAGCAAAACACTTGAAATTGAAAAAGCAAGACTTAATGCGTTACCTGCAGGAACCTTAGCATATGAAACACAAAAAGCACGAATGGAAGAAGTGGAAGTAACCCACATACGAGCAGTTAATGCAGTAAAATCCCAACAAGCAGAATTGGCAGAGGTTCAACGATTCGGAAAAGATTATCTTGATCAACAATCCATGTCGTTGGCCAATGCGGAAAATATTGCATCTGGTATTGCAGAAATAAAAGGAAATACATCCGATTTAATTTCTGAAACGAGTAATTATCAAACCGAACTACAAAAATCTCAAGATAAACTAGATCAATATGGAGAGAAATATCGTAAACTTGTTAAAGAACTAGGTCCTACATTTGATTCAGCTGCAAAAGGAATAGATTCAGCAAAGGAAAGTATATTGGGTATTGCTGGTAGTATTCCAATATTTGGTGGAATGATAGAAAACAATTTAAGAAAACCTTTTGAAGATGCTTCTAAAGAAATAACATTAGGATTGGGAGAAGGATTTAAAGCATTTACACAAGTTATATCAGACAAAGGTTCGGTGACAGATGCAATGACCGCAGGTTTTGAAAAAATGTCACAGGCAATCAAATCTGCCGGTGCAGCTTTGAAAGCTGCTTTCTCGGGTCCTATGTTATTGATTGGAAGTATTTTGTTGTTAATTGGAATGGCAGTAAAACGATTCATGGATTTGGAAGCAAAATCTCTTGAATTTCGTCAAGAACTTGGATTGGCTGCGGATTCAACGAAAGATATAGAATCAGCAGCTGCCGATGTCAATCGTGAATTGGCAGGATTCGGTGTAACACTTGATCACGCATACGAAGCCGCAAATGCTTTAACCCGTGAACTTGGTTCTACGATGCTCGTTACCAAAGAGCAAATAAAAATGGTTTCAATGATGAACGCAGGATTAGGAATATCTGCGGAAAATGCAGTTGGTGTTTATGAAGTATTTAAAAATCTAAGTGGTGGTTCATCTGAAGTTGCAAAGAATTTGAGTTTGACAACGGTTGCATTAAGTACGGCTGCGGGTGTACCACTTGACGATGTAATGGGTGATATAGCAGGTGCTTCAGAAACAGTTTATGCAATGTCACGTGGAACTGGTGTAGAGTTAGCAGTTGCAGCCATTGAGGCACGTCGTTTGGGAACTAACATTGAAAGCATTTCAAGTGCAATGGAACAACAACTTGATTTTGAAAGTAGTATTACCAACGAAATGAAAATGGCAAGTATGCTTGGTCAGCACATTAGCATGGATGCAATGCGTCAGGCTGCTTTTGCAGGAGATCAAGTAAGATACATGGAAGAACAACAAAAAGTCATGGCACAAATAGGTGATCTGTCTGAAATGAATATGTATCAAAGAAAATCAATCGCAGCTGCTATGGGCATGGAAGTTGGTGAATTGATGAAAATGCAAACTCAAACCAAAGCATTGGCTGCATTAGAGAACGGAACTGCGGAACAAAGAAAAGCACTTGCGGAATACCAAAAACAAAGAAATGCGGCTTTAGCAGGAGAAACAAAAAGTCTTGCAGAGCAAGGCATGGAAATTTTAAAACAACAACAAGCAGAAAATGTTCGTACACGAATGGCAGCCGCATTCAATGAACTGGTAACAGAACTTGGAAGTGTATTATTACCGGTCGTTGAATCTGCAATGAATATTCTCGTTCCAATTGTTTCAACACTTGTAAAAGGATTCGCAAAATTACTAAAGGTAGTTGAATTTTTAATGCAACCATTTATTTTTATAGGGAATATTATAAGTGCAATTACAGGTGACACAGAGGGACTGAAAAAACAATTTGACGGTATAGGTGCTTCGTTATTCGCAATCGGTGGAATTATTCTAGGAACACTTGCAATTTTTAACCAAGGTTTGATTTCAGGTGTTCTTGGCAAGATACCTTTAATTGGAGGGGGTCTTAAAAAAGTTTTTGAAAGTTCAACTGGTTTTATGAAAAAACATTTATTTGATCCTTTTAAAGATGGAATAAGTGGTATGTTCGGAGATGCGGAGGGTGCATCTGACGGATTTTTCAGTGGAATGAAAAACAAAGTAAAAGGTATGTTTGGTGGTGGTGCTCCAGAACCACCTGGACCTTTAAAGAAAGATGGAACTCCTGATATGCGTTTCAAAGCAAACAAAGACGCAATGAAACCCGGAGTACCAGATATATCAGACGATGTTGTACCTGATGTTGATCCTAAAAAGGGTGATAAATTCAAGGACTTTATAGAAAAATTTAATCAAATAGATATGACACAAGTCATTAAAGCAGCCGCAGCTTTAGTAATATTATCAGCCGCACTTTATGTAACTGCAAAAGCATTAAATGAATTTAATACGGTAGAGTGGTCATCACTGGTAAAAGGAACTCTTGCATTAGGAATATTGATAGGTGGATTATATGCACTATCACAAGTTTTAGATAAAGCAAAAAGTTCGTTAATCAAAGGAGCAGCTGCGTTGCTAATTATGGGTGCAGCCTTGATACCAGTTGCATATGCGTTTAATTTAATGGGATCAATTGATTTTGTTTCTGTTTTACTTGCAGGAACTGCGATTGCAGGATTTGCAGTAATGGCTGCGGTACTTGGTTATGTTGCACCTTATATAATAGCAGGTTCCATTGCACTTGCAGTTTTAGGAGTGGCATTGATACCTGCGGCTGTTGCATTTAATTTATTCGGTGCAGTCAATTGGGGAAGTGTGTTCCTTGGTATTCTTGCAATCGGTGTTTTAGCAGTTGCGGCTGCTTTCATGGGAAGTGTAGCACCTTTAATTATTGCTGGTGCTATTGCAATAGGTGCATTGGGTCTTGCATTAATTCCATTTGGAATTGCAGCCATACTTGCAGGTGCTGGAATGGCATTAACAGGATTTGGAATACAACTGATGGTCACTGGTCTTGATCAATTGAATGCAGGACATATATTAATGCTATACGGACTTGCCGGTGCTATATTCATGTTTGCGTTGTTGTCACCTGTTATTTTAATTGCAGGATATAGTATGCTTGTATTCTCGGCAGCCTTGGCATTGGCAGGAATTGGAGTTATGATTTTTGGGTTTGCCATGAGTCTTGTAGTTGAAACATTAAAAGAATTACCAGCAGCTGCCGGTGGACTTTTTGTTTTTGCTGTGGCACTTGCAATGCTTGCACCACTTACACCATTAATTTTATTAACTGCCGGTGCGTTGTTATTTTTGGGAGTGGCAATGCTTCCACTTGCGATGAGTATGGTAATTTTAGGAGCAGGTATTGCTTTACTTGGACTTGGATTTCAAATGCTTAGAGATTCAAATGCAGCCGGAATGTTAGTTGAATTGGGATTTGCGATGTCATTTATTGCAATGATGTCACCATTTATTGTAGTAGGTGCGGCTGCGTTGACGATTTTAACTGCGGTATTATTACCATTCAGTATTGCAGTTGCGGTTGCTGGACTTGGAATGATGTTATTTGGTATAGGTTTGAATTTAACTGCGGAGGCACTTATTAAATTAGGTGATGGAGCAAAATATTTAATTGGTTTTGCAATAGCAGTAAGCATTGTAGGTGCAATGCTTCCATTAATTATATTAGGTGCAATTGCTATGGTAATATTGGCAACTGCTTTAATACCACTTGGAGTGGCTGCCATGATTGCAGGTGTGGGTCTTATGGCAGTGGGTGTGGGTATGGATTTGATGGCATCTGCACTTGAAGACTTGGATGTAGGAAAACTTTTAGGATTAGCATTTACATTTGCAATTATGGGTTCAATGATTCCATTAATATTACTTGGTGCAATCGCAATGGGAATTATGGCAACCGCAATGATACCATTAGCAGTTGCAGCCGCAGTTGCAGGAATTGGTATGTATATGTTTGCATCAGCATTTGAAATACTTGCGGATTCGTTGTCCAAAGTAACACCTGAATCTGTATTATCTTTAATTGGTCTTGGTGTAGCAATGATGTTCTTGGGAGCAATGGCACCGTTTGCAATACTTGCTTCATTAGCACTCGCAGTATTTGCAATTGGTTTGGGTGCGTTTGGTATAGCAGCCGCAATCGTTGCTCCGTCAATGGATATTTTAGCAAAAGGATTTGCTATCTTAGCACTATCACTTGAGCATATAGCAGCCACGGCAATGCCAGCATTGGTAGGATTGACTTTACTTGGACTAATAAGTCCATTATTGTTTGTGGCAGCTGCGGGTATGGCTGCTCTTGCAATTCCTACTTTATTATTCGGTGCAATAGCCGGTTTAGTTGCACCTTCGATTTTGTTACTATCTGGTGCATTTTATGTTTTGTGTGAATCATTGAAAAAAATTGGTGAAGAAGGTACACTTGCATTGGTTTCACTGATGGGTCTTGCATTATTAGCACCACTATTGCTCGTAGCAGCTGCTGGTATAACTGCGGTTGGTGCATCTATGATGGCACTTGCATTTGGACTATTCTTCTTGGATGAAGATGATGTGGCTGTGCTTGGAATATTAGGTGAAGCAATGGCTAATATAGGCAAAGGAGCAAAAGACCTTGATATAACTTCATTTACAGAAGCACTTACGACTTTAGTTGATGATTCGTTCTTGTCCGGCATTTATTTATTGGGTGATGCAATAATGTATTTGGGAATGGCATTAAGTTCATTGCCAACAGAAAAAATGCAATTATTTGTAGATATGACTTCTTCTTCTGACGGAGCTATTGCAGGACCTGCTATAGGAGGTACACCCGCACCTGCACCTGCAATGTCCACAGCTATTCAACCACCAGCAGAAGAAGAAAGTGGTGGATTCTTGGGAGGGTTGTTCGGTGGATTATTTGGAGAAGAAGCAACCACAGAAGCAGCCACAGAAGCATCTACGATTATCCAAACCCAAAAAGCAATTGTAATTTCAGAAGGAACTAGTGGTGATGAGGGTGGTATGGGTACAGAATCAATTGGTGCTTCTGTTACACCACCAACTGGTGAGGGAGGAGGTTTTCTTGGTGGACTATTTGACGGATTATTCGGAGGAGAAGATAAAGCAGCCGAGACTTCAACGATTATTCAAACACAAAAAGCAATTGTAATTTCAGAAGGTGGTGGGGAATCACCACAAGAACAACTTGATATGCCAACTGGTACAGATGCAGGTGGTGGAGATTCATCTTTGGCAGAAATTATTGCTCAGATAGTAAATGCACCTGCACAAAACAACGCAGCTACAGGAGGTGGAGATAGTGCTGGTGTAGAAGCAAAACTTGATGAACTTATAGATTTAATGAAATCTGGTAAAATCGGTGTGCATATGGATGGAAGAAAAGTTGAATCTCAACTTGCAAGAGTAGCACCATAATCTTCAAAAAAAATATATTGTTGTATTTATATATAACATGGCTAGTTGGATTTCACAAATGTTTCCTGATCTGTTTGGAGGTAGTTCAAATACACAATCTTCAAGCGATTTTAGAGAATTTGAAAATTCTAAAAGTAGACCAAGTACAAAATACGGAGGTAGTTTAAACGAACGACTTGATCGTGGGCAAACTATATATAGAAATGGTGCTCCGACTCCGGGAGCAAAATCACCAAGTATAGATGACCAAACAAGAAATTTAGATGTCCGTGGAACTGGTAAAGGTGTAAACTTTTTTGGATATGGTCAAGATACAAAAGCAAATCCACTCGGAGATGCGGTTAATATTTCAACAAATCCGTCTGCAACTGGACGAGTAAAAATATCTGGATTCACTACAAAAGCATCTCCAAAAATGATTTCTGATTATGGTGGAGGTGAAAACGATGATTCGGTAAAAATAGCTGCGGACAAAAGTGTTTATAGAAATGATTTAAACCCACGAAGTTATGGTCGTGAGTTTACAAGTAAGGGAATTAGAACTCAAGGTGAGTCTGGATTTGAATCGGCATATATTGATAAAGGAACAGAACCTATTGATAATTCACGTGAAATTCAAAGAAAAATGGATTTCGTTTCGTATGGTGAAGCATTAGATGGTCAAGGAGATGGGTATGTATCCTATAAGTTTAGTAAAGAGTATACAAATTTAAATACAGGCCCATATGCTAAACCTACAATGGAAACTTGGGTACCGTATCCAGCATATGGTAATGTCAATCAATACAAATATCTACCACGTTTGCAAGGTCTAACAAATAATGATCTTGGAAAAAATTTGTCAGTCGGTAATATAGGTGGTCCTTTTGATAAATTATCGGCAGGTGGTGTTTTGTACGATGATCCTAATCCTGCAAATGAAAAAAGACGCATAGTTTCTGCATTAACAAAGCAATCCGGTGATATTGGTTCGGCCGTGGTGGACACGGGTGGAAGTTTTGTTGAAGTAGAAAATTCATCAATTTCTAATTCATCCCCTCTTTTGGTAGGAAAAACATGGGGAGCACCTTTATCTGTAAACAAAAACTTCAAAGATCAATATGAATTTATAAGTAAACCACCAACGGGTGAAGGAAAAGCAACGGAAGAAATGCAAAGTCGTGGTGATAATCGTGTAAACGGAGTAGTCACACCAGTTCCCAGTACCAATGCTGAACATTCAAAAATTTTGTCACGGGTCGGTATGAGTCTTACGGACAGAATAAATAATCCTTATCATAAAACTAAAAAATCACCACCAGGTTCTGCCGAAGAACAACAAGGTAATAACGATAAAGGTGAACAATCATTACCAAGAAGTAAAGCAGTATCTTATGTAGATTCGGGTATAGGTAAAAGTGTTGAAACTGAAAGACTAGATGAGTCATTGAAAAAGTTCGGAACATCATATACTGATAAATTGCGACAAATAGGACAACTGGGTGATTCTGAGGATTTAAAAGTATATAACGATATTAAAAGTTTAGTAGATTTAAAGCAATTGGCAGAATCGTCATTCAATCGTAGAACCAAAGAAAGTGCAGATTTAGAGTCACCAGATTCAGGTCCTTCCAGTAAAACATATAATCAAAGATTTTTGGAAAATCCATATCACTTAAACAAAAGAAATATACCAAATTATACAGGTATAGATAGAAAAGACCCATTTAATTTAAAAAGTGTATTGGATGCAGAAGATCACTCAATGAACACAGAACCTGCATTTGCAAGTGATGATTTTGTTGCTTTATATTGGCATGATTTAGTAAATAAAAAATATATACCTTTTCGTGCATTTATTACTGGAATGAGTGACCAGTCAGATGCAACTTGGCAGAATGTACAATATCTTGGAAGAGCAGATTCAGTTCACATATACCAAGGTTTTACACGACAATTATCATGTGATGTCCGAGTAGTTGCTCTTAGTATTGAAGAACTACATCCAATGTGGCAACGAATTAATTATATGGTAGGTTTAACAAAACCAGCTTCCTATACAGAGCATGGGTTTATTATTCCACCGTTTGTTAGATTTAATTTAGGAGATATATATCGTAATCAACCTGTTTTAATAACAAGTGTTGCAGTTGATATACCAGCAGAAGCATCGTGGGAACTTGTAAACAACGAAAAAGCAAATGGTCAAACAGAACGAGACAACTACGAATTTGCCGGTGGTGATATTAAAAGGAAGAATGTTAAGGTTGCAAAATATCCAACGACTTGTGATTTAAAAGTAAGCATGACTGTACTAGAAAAATTTACACCAGAGACAAAGGAAAATCACTTTGGCAATCATCCACTTCATGCAGGTGATGGAAACGGTTTTAATCAAACATTGACACAATATGATAATGACAAACCAGATACACAACAGGCAACACAAGAACAACAACAATCGGCACAAAGAGGATTAGATGCAGATCAAAATGCTTCAAGGCAACGAACTCAAGAAGAAAGACAAAACTCGTTGTCATCTAGTTCACGAAGAAGTATTCTTGCTAATGTGGCACAAAACGGAATTTAATTATGAGATACTCATTTACAGATACAAAGAAATCGGAAAATGGAAAATCAGCATCCGAAACTACATTACTACAAAAATTTAAAAATAGACCAACGGATATTTTTTTGGTGATAGTAGAACGAACACGATTAGATCACTTGGCATTTAAATTTTATGATAATCCAAGTTATTGGTGGATACTTGCACTTGCAAACGGAATAAAAGGAACAATGTATGTTCAACCAGGAACAAGAATAAGAATACCAGAGAGTGTAAATGAAGTAATCAACGATCATAGAAAAATTAACAATCGATAATCATGTTTCCGAGTAGTATAACTAATTTGCTAAAGAAAAAGGCATCGGATATGATGCCGGCCGGTTTTGACTTCGGTGAACAGGAGCAAGAAGAAGAAAAAGATATTTCAGATTTTGTAAATGATGAAAGTCTTAATCCGTTTGCAAAAACTAATAAACCAAGCAATCTTGCTGATCAAGGATTGAAAAGTTTATTTGGTGGAGGATCATCCAACGCAGATAATGGTGGTGGATTTTCTGACATGGTTGGGGGTGCATTGGGTGCATTTGGTCTTGGTGGTGGTGACGGAGACGACTTTCTTGATAAATTAAGAAGTGATAAAAAATCAGACGGTGGTGAAAAACCATTATTCGAAAGTAAAGACGCCGCAAAGGCAGAATTGCTTACTAAACAAGCAAAACCACCTCCCACCGGAACTCCAATGGATGAATCATTTCCATCGGGTAATTCTGCACAGTTTGGAACTACGCATATACGTCCTTGGGTACGACATGAATTGATGAGAAGAGAACGAAACACTGGTATGAATTATCCAGACAATGGTCAATATTCTTCGTATGTGGGAGCACCATTGGCAGGTGAAGATGGAGATTTTTCTGAAAGTTATGAAGATACCTTGTATAGAGGACCAAAAACTGCCTGGATGCGAGTAGTATCAAATGCAGTTGCAAAGGATGAAAGTGATCCAAGTGGAAATAAAAAGTTTTTCGGATTTGAATTGGGTGGAATTGCAAGCACAAATAAGTCGGCAACTAAATTAGACGATAGATACGATTCATTTGAAAGAATGTATGGTTTTGACCAAGATACTGGTCAGGGTGTAGGAAAGACATTTGTGGGGTGGGGATATGATTCCACGGATGGTGGGCAGAAAGTACCTCACATGGTAGAGGAAATGGATTTCAAACACAGACCTTCACCTGGTATAAATTCAATTAAATGTGAAGATAAAGATCCTGGAGCAAATATAAGAGAAACTACTGTTTCTTTCACTGTATTTAGTAGATCACAATTAGATTATATTGATGATTATTTTTTTAAATTGGGAACGACTGCAATTGTAGAGTGGGGGTGGAATACATACCCAAGAGAAAATGTTGTAGATTATAGTAAACTGGGGGCAATACCTCTGTATGCAAAAGGAAGTCGTGTAAAAGATGAAAACTTACTTACTAAAGTAAATGCAAGACGGTTGGAAATGGGAAAAACCGATCCTCTGTCTAAAAAAGATATTGACGATGACGTTGTATATCAATACGGTGGTGGTAACGGTATACTTGGATTGTGGAATGATAGTGTTCTGGCAAATACTGCTCTTAAAAATGGAAAAGGCAACTATGCGTTTGCCATCGGATTTCTATCAAGTTATAGTTTTAATTTACGTGATGATGGTGGATATGATTGTGAAGTAAAAATAACATCACAGGCAGGTGGTGCGTGTGCTCTTAGTAACGATTCGTCTGGTAAAAAGGGTAAGAAAAAAGAAGATAAAGAAAAAGATAATAAAGAAGATTTTAAATACTTTATTGAAAACAAATTAGATGAAATCTTGATGGATGAAGGTGACGGAAATGATTTTTGGGATTGGGGAGATTCTGATGATAACGAAAAACACGCAACTAAAATGGCAGGTAAAGCATATGGAAGATTCTTTCAGTTTGACCAAAGTATAGGTGGAAAAGATGCGTGGCACTCTGATCGTGAAGATTGTTATATAACATTTGGTTATTTTATTGATATAGTTAATTTCTTTTTCTCAAAAAAAATGAGTAAATCAAAGGCAACAGTATTTGAATTTTCCGTTGGTGGTTGTAGATGTGTTGCACATCCTAATATAAAATCAACAGACGGAAAGGTTTTATTAATACCGAATGTAACTTCACCACGATATAATAAAGCAGACAGTGGTGGTTATAAGTTTGGTGAAGGTGGATATAAAAGTGATGTTGAAGGTGCAATTATGGAAGAAAGTTTTGAGGGTAACACAGCAGGAGCAGCCGCAGAATCATTTTTTCAAGTTGTAAATGCAGAACTAAACGAGGGTGGTGGTGATACACGAATTAAATCTCTTAGTGATGCGTTAGATGCTTCTCCCCGTGATGATTTGTATAGTATGCTATCGGCAGCTGCCAAACGAGCAGTAGAAAGAGGTGATTTACCAAAAGGTGTTACAGATATAATGGTTCGTCCTTTCCCAGATTATGCAACAATTGATGGGCAATCCACCGATGGATTCAGTGGAAGAATACAAGATTTATTTATAAACTATAATGTCATTAAAGATTCTGTATCAAACGGACAAGATATAAAACAAATAATTAAAGACATTTTAAAGAAAGCATCAACGGCTGCAGGTGGGATATGGGATTTTGATGTAGTGGGAGCAGACACGGCAGTTTCAAATAGCACTACTGCAATTATTGTAGATAGACGATATTCTGGTCAAACTAATACATATGATATACAAAAAGATGACCAAACATGGAAATTTAAATCTCATACGAAAAATAGTGTAGTTAGGGGATTGTCTTTAGATATAACCGTAGCACAAGAAACTGCACAACAAACAATTTTTTCAAAAGAGGATCAGGACTCTCAGGCCGATTTTCATTCAAGAGGTAGAATGGACAGAGTTCTAGATGGAGAGGCCGAGCAAATCGAGGCACAAAAACTCAACGAAGATACCAAACCAGAAGACGAAGACGAAGATGAAGACGATATTGAATCGGAAGAAAAATTTATAGTAGGTCAAATGGTAGGTGCAAAATGGATTGATATTGAATGCGTTGATCCAGACCGAAATCGTATGCTGACCGGTATGAAGAAAGATAATAACAAAAAAAATAGTGTAAAAAATAATATACCACTTGATGGTTGTAAGGTAACACTAGAACTTGATGGAATAGAGGGCATTCGGTTATTGGATGTGTTCACCTGTACAGGTGTACCAACACGATACTATATGAATGGTCATTGGAGAGCACAATCGGTATCACATGAAATATCCAACAATGAATGGGTAACCACGGTTGAAGGAGAGTATTTACCAAGTCCGGATACGAGTAAATAAAAATGGAAGATTATACCGAAGATTTAGAAGAAAAAGAAAAGTATTTGCTCCTATTGAATAAAACCGGAGCAAGCTTGAAACCAACTTATCTTAGTAATAATCCAACAGATAAAGTGGTAGAACCGTCAACCGATGATTATATAAAAGGAATGATGAATAGATATTTTGTAGCAAAGGCAAATGATTTATACTCACAGATATATGAAGTAACTCCTGCTGAATATAAACAATTTAAAAAAAATCCGTTTTATGTAACAGCTACAATGCGATGGAAAATAACAGGTCCATTAAAAAATGTTTATGACAGAGGAATTTTAAAAAATCGTGGAGTGGTTGATTTTAATATGGTATCATATCAAGAAATACAGGCAGTCATGCCAAGAATCGATACAAAGATAAGTGCATTGAATCAATTTCATAAAACTGATTGACATTGTTTTTATATTTTAGTATCATGGAAACATGACAATTTATGTCGAGACATTAAATGATTTCCAAGATTTTCAAACTGGTATAATAAACGGAACTTGCTTTTTTCATTTTATTTATGATGAAAGTGTGCATCCAACCAAGGTTCAGCCGTGTGTCTTATTTGTATATCATTTTGAAACTGACAAAACATTTGTATTTTCATTTAATCATCCAGATGTAGTTTGTATAAACCATAGCATACTAAAAAATTTAGTAAATGTAAATGCAACAAAATTAATTTATGATAAAAAGAATGTGTCACATTTTTGTAATATGACTAATTTTATCGATATTAAATTTGATAAGTATATAAAAACACTTAATGAAATTTCATGCAAACTTCCTGCGTATAAAGATATTAGGTCCTGTCCAATTATGACACTTAAAAAAAGTTTCAACGATACCTTGAAACTTTTTAAAAACGAAATTTCCAATATAGATGCAGATGCTTACACATTTGAAAACGAATTTTCAAGACAATTATCTAATATAGAAAAAAATGGAATTTATGTAAATAGGTCAATGTTCAATATAGGAGATGTATCGTTGTTAGATGATGATGATCTAATTTACAGTCAATATAATATCTTAACTCCGGCAAATAGACCAAGTAATCGTTTTTCAAAAATAAACTTTGCGGCTTTGAATAAAAAGAAAAATGAACGAGATTCTATTTGTAGTCGGTACGAAGATGGTGCTATTGTAATGGTGGATTACGAGAGTTATCATTTAAGATTATTCGCAGACCATGTGGGATTTGATTTACCAAAATCTTCTTTGCATGAATATCTTGGAAAATTATATCACGATAAAGAAACACTAACCGAGGAAGAGTACGAGTTGTCCAAAAAAATTACTTTTAACATAATGTATGGTGGTGTCTCTGATGATATACGTAATAACATTCCGTTCATGTCAAAAATAGCAGATTATGTGGAAACTATGTATAAACAATATTTAGAAAATGGTTTTGTTAATACATGGTATTTCAATCGTAAGATGCGACAAGAAACTTATGGTAAATTAAATCCATATAAATTGTTTAATTATCTTTTACAAAATGCCGAAACTGAACGAAATTGTTTAATGATGAAAAATATTCACTCGGTTATTGAGAATACCGATGTTAAATTAATACTCTACCACTACGATGCATTTATATTTGATATGAAGTCAACTGACTTTATTTTGACCAAGAAAATTAAAAGTAAAATACACGACGATGGTAAATTTCCTGTAAAGTTTTATGCAGGAATCCACTATGGCAATATGAAATTAGTTAATGTTTGAGAAAAGAATTGATATTTATATGTATATTTTAATTTTTAAATGGTTATATAAGTACATGAAAACTCAATTGTTATGCACCTTCTCTCAGATAAATAATTATCGTACGGTGATTAACAAAATAACAAACTTTTACAAAATAGTATTTGGAAAAGTTTATGTATTGCAAAACAAAGATGACGTAGATGAATTAATGTTGACATATAACATCGATGCAGATGTTTGCACTCAATCTAGTTTTTTTCCAGACACAATAAGTGTGCATAGAAAAAAAGATTCAAATACACTTTACACCATTAATTCACTTAATGAGTTAATTAAAAAACTTAATAATGGTGTTTTGGATACTTCATATTCAATAAATTGGAATGACTATAAAAATACAATATTATTGACAGACTCTGACAAGGGTGTAAGATTAATTCCAACAAAACTTCACGAAATCATAAAAATTTAATTTATTATTTGACTCACTCACAAAAAAAATATAAGGTAAGGTTATGGAAAATAAAAAACGACAAAAAGAAAACAAAGAAGACAGACATCAGAATCTTGCATCATTGATTAAGGCTGATAACAACGATGCTGTAAGCACATATAAGTCTTTAAATTGGACCGGTACATTTTGGGATTATGTAGGAATGTTGGAACAAAATCCAAATATTGCAAGAAATTCATATCAAAGACTTTACGACATGGTTATGTCACACGGTGTAGAAGAATTTACTTATTGTAAACGCAAACACGTTAAGTATAAATTTTTTGAAGGTCTTGGTGACATCTCTATTTATGGTCTTGAAGAAAATCTAATGGAGTTTATGGATATTTTAAAAAGTGCAAGTAGGCACTATGGTCCTGAAAGACGTGTTATTTTATTACACGGTCCTGTGGGAAGTAGTAAGTCAACTATTGTAACTGCACTTAAAAAAGGTCTTGAGTATTATACGCAAACTGATGAAGGTGCTTTATATTCATTCAGTTGGAAGGTTTCTGATAAAGATGGAAACGAAATTATTGTACCATGTCCGATGAACGAAGAACCTTTAAAACTTTTACCAGACGATGTGCGTAGTGAAATTATTTCTAAACTAAATGCACAACGTAATAATGATGACTACAAACTTAAATTAGATGGTGCATTAAATCCTGTTAATGAATTTTACTATAATCAATTAATGGAGATGCACGGAGGAGATTACAGAAAGGTACTTGACCACATTGTCGTACGTCGTGTTACCCTTTCTGAAAAGAATCGTGTCGGAATCGGTACTTTCCAGCCGAAAGACGAAAAGTCACAAGACGCAACCGAGTTAACAGGTGATATTAATTATCGCAAGTTAGCAGAATACGGAAGTGAAAGTGATCCACGTGCATTTGATTTTGATGGTGAATTTTTAGTATCAAATCGTGGACTTATAGAGTTCCAAGAAATTCTTAAACTTCAAACTGAGTTTCTGTATGATTTGTTGGGTGCTACTCAAGAGCATCGTGTTAAACCACGTCGTTTTAATCAAGTACCTATTGATGAAGTTATTCTTGGACACACCAATAATGCTGAGTTTGAAAAGTTAACAAATAATAAATTCATGGAAGCACTTCGTGATAGAACTATCAAGATTGATATTCCTTATCTTCTTAAAATTGACGAAGAAAAGAAAATATACGATCACTTCTATAACAAAGATACCGTAAATAAACACATTGCACCACATACAACCTATCTGGCTGCATTGTTCGCAGTAGTAAGTCGTTTAGAAGAAAGTTCAAAGCAAGACATGAGCATTATTCAAAAAGCAAAACTTTACAATGGTCAGAGTGTACATGGATTCACAGATGAACACGTAAAAGAAATGCAAGAAGAATCTCCAAAAGAAGGATTGTATGGTGGAGTATCTGCTCGTTTCATTCAGAACCAATTTTCCAATGCAATCGTTAATCCAAGAATGGGTGCTAAAAGTTTAAATCCATTTATGTTGTTTGCACAAATTCGTGAAGGACTTAAAAGTTATAGTGGATTTAATAGTGAAGATGACAAAAAGAATTTGATGGAACGTCTTGAAGCAGTTGAAAAAGAATACGATAGAATTGTGAAACGAGAAGTACAACAAGCACTTAGTAGCAGTGAAGAAGCAATAAAAGCAACCTGCACCAATTACATTGATAACATCGTTGCGTATATTCAAGACGAAAAAGTTACCAACCAAGTTACTGGTAAAGAAGAAGTTGCCAATGAACAACTCATGCGTAGCATTGAAGAAAAAATTGGCATTTCAAACGGCATGAAGGATGATTTCCGTAGAGAAATCATGAACTACATGGGTGGACTTGCCGCTAAAGGTAAAGAGTTTAAATACGATTCTAATGAGCAGTTATACAAAGCACTTGAAAAGAAGTTGTTTGAAGATACCAAAGATAGCATCAAGTTATCTGCTCTTGCTCAAGATACTGCAACTGTAGTTGATAAAGAACTTCTTGAGAAAATTGATGCATTGAAGCAACGTCTTATTACATCGTTTGGATATGACGAAGATAGTGCTTCTGATGTTCTTACATATGTTGGAAGTATTTTTGCAAGAGGTGATGCAGACGAAGACGAAGATTAATAGTCAACGAAAACATCATTATGCCATCTCGCAGAATTAGAGAAGACCACGGTGAATATAGAGATATCGTCAAAGGTAATGTTGACGAAAAACTCAAAAAGCACATTAAGGGTGGTCAAAGAATTACACGAAGAGGAAAAGACTTCGTAGTAGTTCGTGTTCCTCATGTAGAACTTCCAAGTTTTCGTTACGGACAACCTTCCGATGGAAGTGGAATTGGAAATGGAGAAGCAGCTGTAGGTGACGAAGTAGGAGAAGGACCACCACAAGGTCAAGGTCAAGGTGGACAACCTGGTGATGGTGGAGAAGGAGAAGGAGACGGTCACGAAATTGATGTTGGAATTAGCATGGATGCTTATTTTGATATGATCGGTGAAGAACTTCAACTTCCTAATCTACTTCCAAAAGAAAACGGTGAAATGGTAAAAGAAAAAATCAAATGGAACCGTATTGCCAAAGTAGGAAATAATTCACTTCTTCACAAAAGAAAAACTCTTAAAAATGCGTTCAAACGATTAATTTCATCGGGTGAATACAACGAAGACGATTTATCTAATTTTTACCCAATCAAAGAAGATAAAGAATTTCGTAGTTGGAGTTCGGTAGAAGTACCAGATACAAATGCGGCTATATTTTTTGTATCAGACATTTCTGCAAGTATGGATGATGAAAAACGGTCACTAATTCGTGAGTTGTGTTGGTATCTTGACAATTGGGTACAAAGATTCTATCAAGAAACACAAGTAAAATATATCGTTCACGATCACCATGCACAAGAAGTAGACCAAGAAAAATTTTACAAATATAAAAGTGGTGGTGGAACACAAATCAGTAGTGCTTTTCATTTAGTAAATGATATCGTTGAAAAAGCATTCCCTTTAAATGAATGGAACATTTATGTATTCTATTTAAGTGATGGAGAAAATTTTGGTTCTGATAATGACCTGTGTGTAGATTATTTAAAAACAATGCAAAAGTATGCAAATTTAATTGGTATAACTGAAGTCAAGGCAGTAAGAAGTTGGGCAACATTTTTACCACATATTCAATCTAAATTATCAAGTGGTGAACTTGATCCTAAAACGATTGTGACTGCATCAATGGATTCTCCGTCTGATGTATTTAAAACTCTACAAAAATTATTAACACCTGCCGATGAAGAAGTACCTTTTTAGATTATGGGAATTGCATGGGAAGTAGATAGTTTAAATGAAGGAGTATGTCCAGAGTTGGCTGCTCTTATACCTGAGTGTTTAAAGGCTTGTTACGATAATGGACTCGATCCATATCCGTTGGTAATTGAAGAATTCGATGCTGACGAAATAGTAGAGATTGCGGCTTATGGTGGTTTTCCTGTTCGGTATCCTCATTTTAATTTCGGACAACAATTTGAACAACTTCATCATCAGTATCACTCTGGTATGGGTAAGATTTATGAAATGGTTGTGAATACTGATCCGACTTATATGTATTTGCAAAGAAATAATCCTATTGTTGATAATTTAACTGTTGTTGCACACGCAACTGCACATAGTGATTTCTTTAAAAACAATATTATGTTCAAACATACAAATCGTAACATGATGAATGTTATGGCAAATCATAGTGATAAAATTCGTATGTACATGGATCGGTTTGGTCGTAAGAAAGTAAAAGACTTTTTAAATGCGGCTCTTGCTATTGACGATTTAATTGATCCATCGTTGTGCTATCGTGAAAGTAGTTTAAAGAAAGCAACAAAGTTTAACTTTGAAGATCGACAACCACGTGAACACGTATCTCGTCTCGAAACGAAAGAATATATGCAGAAGTATGTCAATCCATCTCATTATATTGAGAGACAACGAAAAGAACGTGAGGAACGACAAAAGTTAGCAGAAAATAAATTTCCATTAAAACCTGAACGAGATATTATGTTGATGATAATTAATCATTGTCGTTTAGAACCTTGGCAACAAAATATTCTCAGCATGATCCGTGACGAGTCTATTTATTATCGTCCTCAAGGAATGACAAAAGTTCTCAACGAAGGGTGGGCAAGTTATTGGGATTCATATATAATGGCAACTTGCAACTTTGCTGGTGATGATGGAATATTTGATTACGCAAAACATCACGCAGGAGTTCTTGGTGGAAAATACAACATGAATAATCCATATAAACTTGGAAATACTTTATTGCGTGACATTGAAGATCGTTGGAACAAAGGTAAGTTCGGTAAGGAATATGAAAATTGCGACAACGGGGATGAAAAAAGATATTGGAATAAGCATCTTAATCTTGGTCGTGAGAAAATATATGAAGTTCGTGAAAACTACAACGATGTTACATTTTTAAACGAATTCTTCACAAAAGAGTTTTGCGAGAAACATGAATACTTTGAGTATGCGTTGGATAAGTCAACAAACAAATATGTTGTGGTAAGCAAAGACTACAAAAAAATAAAAGAGAAACTTGTTAATCGTCATGTTAACATGGGAAGACCTGTAATTTATATGGAGAATATGAAATACCAAAATACAGAAATTCTACTAAGACATGATTTTGAAGGCCGTCCACTTGATTTAAAATACGCAACCGGTACTATGGCATATTTGCATGAAATTATCAAGAAACCAATCAACCTTTTAACTTATGATGTTGAGACCGAGGGTTATGGTGAGAATAAAGAGACAATAGAAGTTGAAGTTCGTTATCGTTACAATAATGGTGAACTCAAGAGATACGAAGGAAGTAAGATATAATAAGTGAAACCTTTGGTTGACCAAGTTCATAATTGTGATAATTTATCACTTTTAAAAAAACTTGATACAAACTGTATTGATTTAATTTATTGTGACATTTTATACGGAACAGGTAAAAAATTTAAAGATTACCAAGATTTAGAACCTGATCGACAAATCATCGATACTCATTATATTCCTCGTTTGTACGAAATGAAACGAGTATTAAAAACAACTGGAACAATTTATCTGCAAATGGATTTGCGTATAGTTCATTGGATACGGGTTTTAATGGACAATGTATTTGGATACGAAAATTTTAGAAATCAGATTGTAGTAAAATTTAATATTGGTGGTAGAGGCAAACGAGAATTTGCGAAAAAGCACGATTATATTGTAGTGTATACAAAGTCTGATGAATTTGTTTTTAATGACCTTGATATAAGAGTTCCGTACAAGTCAGTTATTAGCAAAAAGCAAGATAGACCAAACATCACCGATGAGAAATTAAAAATTGGAACGATACCTACAAATGTTTGGGATGACATCCCGTCTGGATTAAAAGTTAAGAAGTCCACCGATTATTATAGTGAGAAACATCCTAAGATTTTAGAAAGAATAATTAAAGCAAGTAGCAATGAAAGTGACATTGTTGCTGATTTTTATTGTGGTAGTGGTACTACATTCGCAGTTGCTAAGTCTTTAAATCGTAACTATATAGGATGTGATATCAATGCAGATGCTGTGCGAATTTGCAACGAACGATTAAGCAAAAAATAGTTAATTTTTTTACCTTGAAATTAACATAAAATTCAAGTAAAATATATTTATATATAGTAAATAAAACTGACTAAATAATAATTGAAAAATGAATAGTGAAAATAAAAAATACGATGCCTACGGCATTCGATTAGAAGTGTTAAAAAACGCAAAAGAGATGGTATGGGAGACATGGCACATGGAAAAAGAAGAGTTGGAAAGTCGTGCTAATTTTGAAAATACTCCCTTAGAAATACCACCGATTCCAACTACACACGAAGTATTAGAAATTGCTTCGGACTTTTACAATTTCGTTGAAAATGGCGGAAAAGCTTCTTAATTAATATCATTCTGATTGACGAAATTCAAAACGAGTTGTATTATATTAAGAATATTATTAAACAATAAAAACTAAGGAATAAAAAATGGCAATTGACCTAGATAAAATCAAAGCAAAACTTACGAACCTCTCTCAGAGTAACAATCGTAAGAACTATCAATGGAAACCCCAACCTGGCAAACAACAGGTTCGCATCGTGCCTTACAAGCATCAACCAGATAATCCGTTTATTGAGTTGTTTTTCCACTACGGAATCAACAATCGGACTTATCTTTCTCCCAAGTCGTTTGGTCGTCCTGATCCAATCGTAGAGTTTGCAGAAAAGTTGACTCGTAGTGGAGATAAAGATGATTATCGCATGGGACGTTCTCTTATGCCAAAAATGAGAACTTTTGTTCCTGTCGTCGTTCGTGGTGAAGAAGCAGAAGGTGTTAGATTTTGGGGATTTGGTAAAGAAGTTTACCAAGAACTATTAGGAGTCATTGCAGACCCCGATTATGGAGACATTACCGATGTAACTAATGGAAGAGATATTACAATAGAATTTCTTTCGGCAGAAGAAGCAGGCCGGTCATTTCCAAAGACTAATATTCGTGTTAAACCAAACACAACACCTATATCTGAAAATAAAAATATAGTTGATGGTGTTGCTAATAATCAAGCAGAAATCACAGAAATTTATCAAGAATTAAGTTACGATGAATTGAAAGATGCTCTTGAAAAATGGGTAAGTGGAGAAACTGAAGAAGATGCTCCACCTGCCGAATCAGTAACAGACAACGAAGTTGTCGTTGAAGAAACACAAAAAGAAGTAAAGCAACCAACGGTTGCTAGTGCAACTTCTGAACAAAGTAAACCAAACGCAACTTCCACGGAAGATGTGGAGGCTGCTTTTGAAGAGTTGTTCAAGTCTTAAAGAAGTAAAAAGAACTATAAGTGTGGTGAGGGCAAATCCCTCACCACACAAGTTCACAAAATAGAAATTATTAAATATGGCAAAGAAAAAAGAAGTAAAACCAACAAGCAAGTCCGATGATTTAGCAAGTGTACTTGCAGATAGTTTAAATACTGCATATAAAGACGAAGGTAAAGTTGCCTTCTTTTTAAGTGAAGGTGATGATCCGTCACTTATATCTGATTGGATTTCAACTGGTAGTAGTCTTCTTGATCTTGCCATTTCAAACCGTCCCAACGGTGGAATTCCAACAGGACGAATCACAGAACTAACTGGACTTGAACAAAGTGGAAAAAGTTTAGTATCTGGTCACATTCTTGCGGAAACTCAAAAGAAAGGGGGTGTTGCGGTATTAATAGATACCGAAACAAGTGTATCAGTTGAATATCTAAAAGCAATTGGTGTTGATACTGAAAAGTTATTGTATGTTCATGTAGACACAGTTGAAGACATTTTTGCAACAATTGATAACATCATCGCAACTATTCGCAAAAGCAACAAAGATAAACTCGTAACGATTGTGACAGATAGTGTATCAGCTGCGTCAACTAAAATTGAAATGGCGGCAGATTATGCAAAAGATGGTTATGCAACTACCAAAGCAATTTTAATCAGTAAAGCAATGCGTAAGTTGACTTCAACAATTGGAAGACAAAAAATCGCATTGGTATTCACAAACCAACTTCGTCAAAAGATGGGAGTTATGTTTGGTGATCCGTGGACAACGAGTGGTGGTAAAGCAATTGCGTTTCATGCAAGTGTTCGCATTCGTCTTAAAAGTATGGGGCAAATTAAAAAGGGTGCAACCACAGAAGTTATCGGTGGTAAATGTGAAGCAACTATCGTTAAAAATAGAATGGGTCCTCCACAACGAAAAGCATCGTTTGAAATTTATTTTAATCGTGGTATTGATGATATCGGAAGTTGGATAACAACATTGAAAACACACAAAATTTTAAAACAAGGTGGTGCGTATTATTCATTTACAGATTCTAAAGGAAAAGACTATAAGTTTATGGCAAAGGAATTTCCTGAAATGTTGAAAGATGTAGAACTAAAAAAAGAATTATATCAGCATATCTGTGATAACATTGTAATGGAATACGAGTCAGCAAATAGTGTAGTAGACGAAGATGTTGAGTTCACGGATAATGCAGAAATTGAAGACGCAGAATTGGCATCTGTTTCCGATGAGTAATAAAAAAAAGATATTTAGTTTATTTCAAGAATTCTCCCAAGAACAAAAAGAAGAACTGGACATAGATCGGAATATAAATTCTGATACTCTTTTAATTGATGGTATGAACACGTTTATGCGTGTTTGGAGTATGTATCCGACCACCAACGATAATGGTGATCACATAGGTGGTTACACAGGTTTCCTAAAAAGTATAGGACACGCAATTCGTTTGCGTAAACCCACACGATGTATCGTTATATTTGATGGAAAGGGTGGAAGTGCAAGAAGACGTAAAATTTTCTCCGACTATAAAATGAAAAAGAATGTTCGGTTTCGTGTAAATCGTGCGTTAAGTTTGGACATGGATCAAACCGAAGAATCCAGTTCAATGAAGTACCAAATAGTTAAGTTGATACAATACTTGAATATGCTTCCTGTTACTACTATTTGTATGGATAATGTTGAAGCAGATGATGTAATAGCACTACTTGCTCGTTCTTATTTCAGTGGTCTTGGTAAAAAGTGTACTATAATGAGTACCGATAAAGATTTTCTTCAACTTGTAGACGAAGATGTTACTGTTTATAGTCCAACTAAAAGAACGGTTTACACTCCTGAAAAAGTATCACTTGAATATGGAATACATCCTAATAACTTTTTATTGTACAGAACAATAGACGGGGACCGTGGTGATAATATAGATGGAATGAAAGGTGTTGGTGAGAAAAAACTAAAAACTGCATTCCCTGAACTATCAACCGAAGCAAAATTATCAGTTGATGATTTACTAAAAATTTCCGAAGAAAAGAAAAAAGAAATGCCATTGTATAAAAATTTTCTTAAAGAAGAAAATCAAAGTTTGTTGAAACGAAATTATGATTTAATGCAATTGGTAGATTCTATTCTTCCTGCAAGTATGCAGACAAAAATATTCGACCATGTCGATTCACCTGTAACAGAATTAAACAAGTTTGAGTTTAGCAAGAAATTTGCTGAAGATCAATTATGGGCTGCGTTTCCTAACCACCACACTTGGTTGATGGAAACCTGGACAATTCTGAATAATTATGCGATTTCTTCACAATCGTAATTTTTTTAAAAAAAGTCTTGATTGGATTCCAATCATTTGATAATCTATTTTATATATGACGGAGACTAATAATAATAATGTAGATACCTTACAAAAGTTTGGAACTGCATTTCAAAGTAAAACAATTCGTGCTTTAATTGATGATAAAAAATTCTTGGACAGAACGCATGATATCATCGAAACTGAGTATTGGGAAAGTGAAGCACATAAATGGATTGTTGATGAGATTTTAACTCATCATCAAAAATACAAAAAGACTGCAACATTAGATGTATTTAAAATTAAATGTGACGATGTAGGAATTGATTCATTAAAAGCGGCAATTATAGATCAACTAAGAAATATATTTACACAAGTTGATTTAAATGATACAGAGTTCGTTAAAAACGAATTTTTAGACTTTTGTAAGAACCAAAAGTTGAAAAATGCAATTATGCAAAGTGTTGACTTTCTTAAAGGTGGTCAATACGATTCAATCAAACGAATAGTTGATGATGCATTAAAAGCAGGAACTGCACGTGATATGGGACACGATTATGCACGTGACATTGAACTTAGAATGTCAGAAACTGCACGTGATACAATAGGCACAGGATGGGAAGTCATTGATAATTTAACAAACGGAGGTTTGGGACCTGGAGAACTTGGTGTTATTATTAGTAGTGCCGGTGGTGGAAAAAGTTGGTGTCTTGCTTCTCTTGGTAAGTCGGCAATGCAAATGGGTAAAAATGTTTTGCATTATACAATGGAACTTAACGAGTGCTACGTAGGTCTTCGTTATGATAGTTGTTTTACAGGCATTCCATTTCAAGATATAATGGAACACGAAGAGAAAGTAAAAAATGTTGTAGCAAACATTAAAGGAAAACTTCTTATTAAAGAATATCCAACGAAAAGTGTAGGAGTAAGTACAATTCTTGCACACGCAAATTTAGCAAATACAATGGGATATCCTGTTGATATGGTTGTGATTGACTATGCAGATATTTTATCTCCTGGTAATCACGGAAATAATGCCAACAGTTATGTTGAGCAAGGAGGAATTTATGAGGATCTCCGAGGCCTTGCGGGCGAACTCGGAGTACCTGTGTGGACTGCATCACAAGCAAGTCGTTCATCGTTAGAAGATAATATTATTGAAGCACAGAAAGTTGCTGATAGTTATCGGAAAATAATGACGGCAGACTTTGTGATAAGTTTATCAAGAAAGGCAACTGACAAAGTCAGTAACACAGGTAGATTTCATGTCATTAAAAATCGGTTTGGACCCGATGGTTTGACATTTCCAAGTAGAGTTGACACGTCTTCGGGTGTTATTGAAATATATGATGAAAAAAGTACAAAGGGTGCGGAAATAATGGTGGAAATGAATGATTCTGAGAATGGTGCGAAGAATCTTCTTAAATCCAAGTACGACCAAATGAACAATAAAAATTCATATAATAACGAAGATAGTGTTGATATTGGATAAAAAATTCTGTATATATAGTATGTATGTTTACGCAGAAATTCGTAAATATATTTATATAATTAAATTATAATGTTAATATAAAAATCTAACAAAAGGTTACAAGTGAAAGTAAAAAAAAGAAACGGCAGATTAGAAGACTTCAATGTTGATAAAATCAATAAATGTGCTGAGAGGGCCACGAAAAATTTAGATAACGTTAGTGCAAGTGAAGTTCTGATTGATGCCAAAATCAAGTTGTATGACAAAGTTACAACGGTAGAAATAGACAAATCACTTATTATGAGTGCCAGGTCTAAAATCGAATTTGAACCCAATTATGCTTATATGGCTGCAAGAATGCTTCTTAATACAATTTACAAAGAAGTGTTCGGTGAGGGAGTAGATAGTGATGCATTTGAACTTCAGTATCGTAAAAGTTTTATTACAAATATGCGTAGATTAGTCCGAGAAGAAATTTTGGACGAACAACTTCTTGAGTGTTTTGATTTACGTGAATTGAGTGACAAACTTAACATTGAACGAGAAAAAGATTGGAAGTACCTTGGTATTCAGACAATATACGATAGGTATCTTCTTCACATAAACAACCGTAGAATGGAAACACCACAAGCAATGTGGATGCGTATTGCAATGGGATTGGCATTAAATGAAAAACCTGAAGAACGACAAGCATATGCAATTAAGTTCTATGAAACTTTAAGTTGCTTTGATGTAGTAAGTTCCACACCAACTTTGTTTAATAGTGGAACGACTCATAGTCAATTGAGTAGTTGCTATCTTAATACATTTGATGATTCTATTGATGGAATATTTGACGGCATTTGGCAAGAAGCAAGAAAAAGTAAATTCGCAGGTGGTCTTGGATTTGATATAACCAATTTCCGAGCAAGAGGAAGTTACATCAAAGGAACAAACGGAATCAACCAAGGACCCGTTTACTTTTGGAAACTTTACAATGATATGCTTGTTGCAGTTAATCAAGGTGGTAAAAGAAAAGGTGCAGGATGTGCATATCTTGAAACCTGGCACGCAGACATTGAAGACTTTTTATCATTAAGAAAAACTGTAGGTGATGACAGAATGCGTTGTCACGATATGAATACTGCAAATTGGATTCCTGATTTGTTTATGAAACAAGTTGAATCAGATGGTCCGTGGTATTTGTTTAGTCCAAATGAAGTTCCTGAGTTACACGAAATTTTTGGTAAAAAGTTTGAAACAAAATATTGGGAATATGTTAAAAAGGGTCAAGAAGGTGAACTTAGTGTTTTTCGTGAAGTAAAAGCAAAAGACCTTTGGAAGAAGATGTTGAAAAGTATTTTTGAAACGGGGCATCCGTGGGTTACATTCAAAGACCCAAGTAATATTCGTTATAGCAATCAACACGAAGGAACTGTTCATAGTAGTAATCTGTGTACAGAAATTCTTCTTCACACAAAACCAACTATTCACGACAACGAAGGAACTCGTTCGGTAAAAGAATACGGAGAAACTGCAACTTGTAACTTAGCAAGTGTGAATTTGAAACGACACGTTGGTGTGAACAAACACGGAGAAAAATTTATTGATTACAAAAAACTTGAAAGTAGTGTAAAAACTGCAATGCGTATGTTGGATAATGTTATTGATCTTAATTACTATCCAACTGAAGAATCACGTAAAAGTAATATGAATCATCGTCCTGTTGGTCTTGGAACGATGGGTTGGCACGATATGTTTTATGAGTTTAATGTTAATTATGAAAGTGATGATGCAATTCGTATTTCTGATGAAATTTACGAAAACATTTCTTATTTCGCAATCGAAGCATCTTCTGATATGGCAGTTGATCGTGAAACTTATAGTTCATATTCAGGTAGTCTTTGGAGTCAAGGAACATTTCCAATTGATACTTGGAAACAAGTAATGAAACTTCGTGGTAATTCCGATGAAGTTGAACTTAGAAAAGATTGGGATGCTCTTAAAAAGAAAGTTGCTAAACAAGGAATGCGTAATTCCAATACAATGGCAATTGCTCCAACTGCAACAATTAGTTATATCGCAGGATGCTCACAAAGCATTGAACCAAACTTTGGTGTTATCTTCGTGTATTCTACATTAAGTGGTGAATTTACAATGATGAATGAATACTTTGTGAACGATATGAAAGCAGAAGGATTGTGGACAAAAGAACTTAGTAATCTTGTTAAAAGTGTAGACGGAGATTTACAGAAACTAAATGGAGCAATTCCACCTTGGATCAAAGAGAAGTATAAAACTGCATTTCAACAAGATCAATTCAAACTTATTGATTGTGCGGCCTCTCGTCAAAAGTGGATCGACCAAGGACAAAGTCTAAATCTTTACAATGACAAAAGCAGTATGAAGTTTCTTAACGACGTTTATTTTCACGCATGGAGAAGTGGTTTGAAAACAACTTACTATCTTCGTAATCTGGCTGCGAGTGCTATTGAAAAAAGCACAGGTGTTAATGTAGAAGAACATAATACCGAAACCGAAACTAAAGAATCGGACGGTGAACCATCTGCATCGTTGTGTAGTTTAGAAGCAAAAATGCGTGGAGAAGTTTGCGAAAGTTGTCAATAATTTAATGTAATTGACTAAAAACCCTCGGTGGGGTAATATATATAGATATATTATTAACCAATCAACCCAGGGGGGTAAAACTATGAATTCAAGCAAGATTTTCGCAATCGTGGCCTTTATGGCAATTTCCGTCAATGTTATTTTCGGAGCACCAAATTACAAACAATTAAGGGAAGTTGCGGATCACTTGCAAGATGTTTCTGTTACAATTAAAGCAAAAGCACGATATAGTAGTTCAGAAGGTTCTGGTGCAATGATTATTCGTGAAGTTGACGGAAAAAAAGTTACATTTGTTTGGACGGCTGCTCATGTTGTAGACAATCTTCGCAAAGTTCGTAGTGTTATTGAAGGTGGTGCTCCTGTAAAAATTGTTGAGTTTGATGACGCATCAATTGTGAAGGAACTTGTAGAAAAAGGTCGTAGAGTTGGTGAAATGAAAATGGATGCTAAGATCATCAAGTATTCAAATGCTGAAGATGGTCACGATTTGGCACTTCTAATGGTTCGTGCAAAGGATTATGCAAAAGACGGAGTTGATTTTTATCTTAAAGAAGAAAATGATAGAATCATTCCAATTGGAACTGATTTATTTCACGTTGGTTCGTTGCTTGGTCAAATGGGTGCAAATTCAATGACAACTGGAATTATTTCACAAGTTGGAAGAACTCTTGATAAGTTTGAATACGATCAAACAACCGTTACTGCTTTTCCAGGAAGTTCTGGTGGAGGAGTTTATTTGCAAAACGGACAATATGTAGGAATGATTGTTCGTGGTGCAGGTGAAGGATTTAATTTGATGGTTCCTGTACGGAGAATGATTCGTTGGGCAGAAAAGAAT